AAATATTGTATAGGGAGCAATTTTCAAGAAGCTGGAGCAAATCATTGTCGCTTGATATCACCACATTAGTCTCTTCTGGGAAATTGTTTTTTACCAGAGAGGCTATAATGTCGTCTGACTCGTATCCCTCAACTTGAAAAATGTTTGCGAAACCAAGACTTTTTAACACTTTCTCTCTTATTAAATCAAACTGGTGATAGGCTATTCTGTCCTGTCTTTTTTCCTCTTCTGTTCTGTCCTCTCTTCTTCTGTTAATTTTATATTCTGGGTATATCTGTCTTCTAAATGATTCTCTTGAGTCCCAGCAGAAAAAGAATTTTGATGATTCAAATCTTTCTGCCATATCAAAAATAGTTTTCAAGAACCCAAATATTATTTCTGTTCTCCCTCCTCTGTAGGTCAATCCCTGTGACAAGGCAAATTTGTGAACATAGCATACATAATTGGAATCAAAAATTATATTTACATCATTCATCAGAATTTCCTTTTTCTCTCCGGCTTAATGTTTTCCTCTATGTGTGCCCATTCCTTTTCAACCTTTTCAGCTAACTCTCTTTCAAGACCATTTTCCTCTATCATTTTTATTAAGTCATTTCTTGAGTATTCAACTCCGTCCCAAACAATCTTTTTTACTTCAGGACCAAACAGCCATGATATGTTTGAACCAACATCATCTACGCCATAATCAAAAAGAATTGTTAGCTCTGACTCCCTAAATGGTTTTGCTGTTTTGTTCCTTTCAATCTTTGCTCTTATTCTTATCCCATAAGGTCTTGTTTTGCCTTTGAATGTCTTTTTTAGCTTTTCTATCTCAGCAAGCCAAGCAACCTGGTGAGTATAAAAGTCAAGAGCTTTTCCGCCAGACCTGGAATACTTTTTCCCGAACATAACTCCAATATTTTCTCTCACTTGGGATATTATAACCAGCGTGGCGTCCTTTCCTTCCATCAGTCCGCATATATTGTTGAAAAAACTAGCACTACCATATTTGGCTTTTTCAATACCATAGCTACCGTCCTCTGCTTTATCCTTTTTTGCAGCCTGCTCAAATCTCTCCATGCCAGCTTCAGACGTCAAAGAATCATAGGAGTCAAGAATGTATAACAGAAAAGAACCTTTTTTCAAATCAATAACTCTTCTGCCATAGTCTCTTCCAAATGCTTCTATAGTGGGTGTTCTTACCCACTCAACAGCATCTACAAATTTTTCTCCATACATCTCTTCCAAAGGAAAGTCCATAACAGATTCAGCGTTGTTGTAAACAATCTGGATGTCCTTTGGTGTTTCAAATATTTCGCTCTTTACTTTTTTGATGTTGTAAAAACACTGGGCTGCCAATTCAAGAGCTAGCAAGGTTTTGCCGCTTGAACCGTCTCCTACGATGTTCACTATTCTTCCTCTTGCCCATCCTCCCTCTGTCCCTTTTCCAGAGAGAGCAAGATTTAGAAGAGTTAGTCCAGAATTCAGAAATTCTACTCTTGTCTTTGGGCTTTTTGAAAGAATTTCCTCTGATACTTCCTCAACTAAATCCTGTGTTATCTCTCTTCTTTTTAGCATAATTTATCTCTCTTTTTTCTTTTCTTCCATTTCAATTTTATCTGCTAACTCTGCACACTTTGAATAAATTTCCATGTCGCAAACCTTACAGTCTTCCTTTTTATCTATGTCATATCCAAATCTGTGGTTGTAAGGACATTCTGAGCTAGACTTTTCTGTAAATCTTCTCCTTCTTGGAGAAGGGGTCTCCTGCTCTGGTTCTTGTCTGTGTTTTTCTTGCTCAGGAGATTCGTCTGTTTTCTCGGAAGGACTTTCTCTGCGAGAGCCATAATACATTTCTTTAATTTTTTCATAAGGATATAACACTATCAAATCATCTAGAGGAAACGTGCTGTTTAAGATTTCGTCTGTGATGTCATAATCTCTGTCTACAAATTTGTGTCCCTGAACTGTCCTGTAAGCATCAGAGGCAACTTCAAACGCAATTGATTTTCCTACTGTTCTGTCTGGGTGAGAAAAAGCGATATATCCTCCGCTTCTAGGAGATTTCGCTATGGAAAGTATGGGCTTTTCAGAAAATCTATGGGAAACTTCCCAAATCTGAACTCCTTGCTGTCTCTCCTTTTCTGTATCAGAAACAAGAACGTTGTAAGCACATCTTCTCTTTGTGTCTATATCTTTGTACTCTTCCCATTCCATTCCCTCCTGCCTCATTCTGCCGACCTCCTCACATATAGGACAAGGTAGCCCATAATTTTTTGCAGGACACACAACCATCTCATTCAGAGGACCAACGTTCATGTGGACTTCAATATCAATTAGATAAACTATGTCTCCCTTTCTGACTGTTCTTCTACCATAAATTAAAGGGTAATTTTCTCCTGCCTCAAACGGAAGGATGTCAATTATGTGAGGGTCTGTTTTTGTTACTGATGGCTTCCAAAAAGGTAATTCCTCCTCTGTTTTGAAATACTTGTAGTTTATCTCTCCGTCTTTTCTGGCATACGCTTCTTCTGTTCTTTTCCTCAACTGCTCTTCCATTCTTTTTCTGTCCATGTTTCTCTCCTTTTTATTTTCTTCTGTTCATCATAGATTTCTGTAGAGCATCTCTTGCTCCGTCTGAGCTTGACCTCTCTACTGCTGTCCTAGCCTCTACTTTTATACAGGGCGTTGACCAATACCCTGCTATAAACAAGTCTGTTAGTTTTTCAAGAGCTTTTTTACGATGCTCAAATGCTTCTCTTGCAGCTCCCAGTATTTTGGCATTTTTTACTGATTCTAAATAGTCATTGTTTATCTTTTTAAATCTTTCACTTTTTAGTATTTCAGAGGAAACCATAGCTTCTGTTATTTTAACTGAGTTGCTTGCTGCTGTTTCTCTTATTTCACCGTCCAGTTCTGCTTTGGTTAAATCAAGCTGCTCTTTTAATTTGTCTCTTTGGAATTGAGCTTCTATCTCTTTTTCATACCAGTTTATAAATTTCTCTGGCTGCTCCTCCCACTCTTTGTCGAGAGCAAATCTGTTTATTCCCAAATCTTCTCTGTATGCTTTTTCGTCGCTCATTTTTCCTCCTATTTTAATTATAGCTTGATTTATTCAAAGTCCTAAATTTTTAATTTTTTCATAAAAGTTTTTTATGCCTTCCTGGAAGGCAGAATAATTTTCTCTGTTGTATAAGACGGAAGCAGGATGGATACACCAGCATATCCACGCTCTGTATTTTTCATTCCATTCTGTTGTTCCTGTCAAGTCTGTTATGCCAGACTCCTTCTCTGTGAAGAATTTCAGAGGGGTGTTTCCAAAGGCTAATATAATGATTGGTTTGGTTTCTTTTAACTCCTCGTCAATCCATTTTGAACAATGAGCTATGTGCCTTTTTGTAGGGGTCTTTGTTTTTGATGGATAGCATTTTACCACATTAGTTACATGAAACATTTTTCTGTCAAGATTGTATCTGGATAATTCTTTCCACACCTCCTTTCCTGACCTGCCATATAATGGTATTCCTGATTCATCCTCTTCAGTTACGGGAGCTTCACCAACTATGGCTATGTTATAAAATCCTGGTGAAAATGTAACAGGCTTACTACACTCCTGTCTCAAAGCACAGTCTGAGCAATTCTCTACCTGTGACTTAAAGCTTGTCCTCCTTCTTTTGATAGCTTTTATACCCATGTCTCCTATGTCGCATCTTCTCAGTTCATCATCAAACCATATCTCGGAACAATGTATGCTTGTAGTCCTCATGGGTCTGTTTACTTTAGCTACAGCAAAATCCCCACTACAATGCTCTACTCTGTCCTTTTTCTTTAGATATAAATCTGAGTTGAAAACTATCATAGCGAAATCTGAGTGGTCTTGAAAATTACCATAAACACCACCAAGGTTGTCTGCCAAGCCTGATGCTCCTATTTTTTTCTCGTATGTATCCAGCTTTCCTCTATAACCAAATTTTATTTCAGTTATCAGTCCAAAGTAATTTACCCACGTTTTGTCTATAACTTTGAAATCTATGTCTACTATATTACCAATCTCTAGACCATTTTCTTTTAATGTCTCCACAATTGTTCTTATCTCTCCAGCAGGGTCTCTATTTAAGCTGAATGACATCAGACCATCAAGTTTTTTATAATCTAACTCCTTGTCTGTAAATGCTCCAACTGCATCTAAAGATTCAAGAATCTTTTTTGATAGTTTTACAGAAGGAATTTCTCCGTTCCTTTTTGCATTTTGTAATTGCTCCTCACATTTTTTGGCTGTGGTTTCTCCGATGCCATTCACTTCTATATATGGAGCGTAGAGTTTATTATCCCCAACAACCCAATCTTTAGCTTTAGATATTCCTGCTTTTGGAGAAACAACATCAATTCCCATCCTATGTGCTTCTTTTACAAGTAAATCCTTTTTGTCCTCAGAACCGTAGGTTAAGCTTGCACACATAAACTCCTCTGGGTAATAAACCTTACAATATTGGTCCCAGTAGGTTATTATGGAATATTCTACTGCATGGCTTTTGTTGAACCCGTATGAGCCAAAGTTTGCAAGTTCTGACCATAGTTTTGCGGCGGTTTCTCTATCAAGAGTCCCTCTGGCTTCACATCCCTCTGCAAACATATCTCTGAATTTCATGAACTGTTCAACTCCCTGTGTTTTGCTCATTACTTTTCTTACTGTGTCTGCTGTTTTCCAAGGAAGCCCACCCAAGTCATACATAAATCTCATAACTTGCTCTTGGTAAAGTATAATCCCGTAGGTGTCTTTTGTAATGGACTCCATGTGCTCATTTAGGTGTTTAAACTTTTCTCTGCCTGTCTTTCTTAACTGGAAAGTTGAAGTCATACCAGACCTCAAAGTCCCTGGTCTGTATAATGCTGTTGCGTGGACAAGCATGTTGAAATCTTCTATGCCAAGCTCCCTACAGAATTTTATTAGGCCAAGAGAGCCGACTTGAAATGTTCCTACGTTGTTTCCTTTAGAGAACTCCTCAAACACCTTTGGGTCGTCTAAAGTTATCTCGTCCCAGTCTATGGTTATATTTCTTCTCTCCTTAACTAACTTTTTTGTTTTATCCAAAACAGTAAGAGCGTTTAATCCAAGTATATCCAGTTTCATCAGTCCTACATGTTCTATGTCGAATTTATCCCAGTTTATTGTTTTCTCATCGTCCTTTCCTTTTCTTAAATATCCTCTTTTCCCTTCTCTTAAGTCCTCTTTAGAAATGACTATGGCAGCTGCATGCTGACCAAATCCACGGACTTGTCCTTCCATCCTGCTAGCTATGTCTGCTACTTCAGGATATTTCCTCTTAAATCTCCTTCCGTCCTCAAATGTGGCGAAAGCATCTTCTATTGTAAAATCAGCTCTGAAGTCTCCTCCTGACCTTTGTACTATACTTTTTGACGCTGCGTTAACATCAGACAAAGGAATATCAAAAACTCTTGAAACATCTCTCAAAGCTCCTCTTCCTTTCATAGAGGAAAAGGTGGAAACAGAGCACACATTATTTTCTCCATACACGTCTTCCAAATGCTTTCTTATTAGTGGTCTTTTTATATCCTCAAAATCCATGTCTATGTCTGGTAAGTCTATTCTGGCAGGAGAAATAAATCTTGCAAATACAAGCTTGTATTTTATTGGGTCAACACCGGTTATGCCCATAAGGTAAGCAACCAGACTTCCTCCTACAGAGCCTCTCCCAGGACCAACCATGATGTCGTTCTTTTTGCACCAGTCAACAAGCTCCCACACTATCAGGAAGTATCTTGAAAAACCAAGATTGATTATTGTTGATAACTCCTCATCAAGCCTCTCCCTATACACTCTCAATCCTTTTACTTTCCCCACAATTTTTTTTTCAAATCCTTTTTCGCATATTTCCGTTATCACCTCCGAGTCGTCTCTTCCCTCAAATCCTGGCACCAATGGTAGTTCAACTTTTCTTTCTGGTATTTTGAATTTACATTTTTCAGCAATAAGCATTGTGTTTGAAAGATATTTTAATATTTCTCTATTTGAAAACACACCTTGTCTCTGAAATTCATTATACATCTCCTCTGCTGTTCTGACATATAATCCCTCAAAAGAGAATTTCCATCTGTCTGGGTCTTTCCATTTTGCTTGTCTTTGTACTGCAAGAAGAACTTCCTGTAATTTGGAATCCTCCTTGTTCACATAATGGCAGTCATTTGTAGCTACTATAGGGATATTATACTTTCTGGAATAATTATAACAAAGCTTATTTACTTCAACTTGCGGAGCGAAAATATGCGGCATCACTTCTAAGAATAAATTTCCCTCTGGTATTGAGTTTTTCAGGTCAATAAGGATTTTCTCTCCCTCCGGGTGGGTTATGAAAGAGGAAGAGCAAGCCGACATTATAATCATCCCCTCTGAATACTTAATCAAGGAGGACAAGTCAATCCTAGGTCTCCTATTAAATCCTTCCATCCAAGCTACAGTAAGAAGTTTAAGGATATTCTCCCAACCGGTCTCGTTTTCTGCTATGACTGTTGCATGGTATCTGTTTTCTTTTTTCTCTTTTCCATACAGGTTATCAACAAGATAGGCTTCAAATCCATGTATTGGTGATATTCCTTCTTTCTCACAGCTCAACTGGAATTTTATGTTTCCATCTACATTTCCATGGTTTGTTAAAGCCATGTGTGTGTGTCCTATCTCTTTTGCTTTCTGAGCGTATTGGTCTGAGCTTCCGTAACCGTCAAGAAGGCTGTGCTCATTATGAAGATGCAAGTGGCAAAATTCTGTCATTTCTTTCTCCAATGTGGTTGGGATTCTTTTATTTCTTTCATCAGGTTTTCGTCCCAACTTCCTAAAAATCTTATAGCTCTGTCATCTAAGTAAACATCAGCTATCGGCTTCTCTCTGCTTAAGCCCAACTTCTCGTTTTCTGGATTTTTATTTATGTGATTAAATTTTACGCCATTTGCTGAAAGGAAGCGAGCTACCAAGTCAGTTTCTGACCTCGTAGTGTGGATTATTATAGTCCATCCTTCTTCAAATAGACTATTTATTCTGTCTTTTGCTCCTGGTATAATAGGAGCGAAATTTCCTTTTCCTTTCCATCCTCTGTAGTCTGATATCACCCCATCAAAATCTATAGCGATTGTTTTGTTCATACACGCTCCTATTTAAATATTCTTTCCTTTGCGGTGGCTATGTTTTCTCTGTCGAATCTTAGTATGTTTTTTAGAGGAGGATAGCTTTTTGAAAATATTTTTATCTTGTCTTCTGATGGTTCAACTTCCAGCACAGACGTGAACCCAGAGTTATCTAAAATCTTTTCTCCATACTTTCTGCATGAATACGGAATTTCTGCGTAAAAATAGTTTTTGAAAGCTAACTCTTTAGATGCTTTTCTGGTGTAGTCTGCTGTTATAACGTGCCACGGATGGTAAATTCCTACAGGAGAAATCACTATGTCTGGTTCCAAAGCAACCATGGTTCTGGTCAATGCTAAGTTAGCCTTATTTACCCAGTCAGTAAATTCTGTGTCCGCCTCTTTCATTTTTTCGTAGTAAGTTAACTGCTCATAAAATGGATTCTTCATCTTATTGAACCTTTTGATTGGCATTCTGTTACTAAACAAGATTTCATTTTCGCTACCATATCCGAAGAAATTAATCCCCATTTCATTACAGTAAGCACGACTACTTATTTTACCTGTATATAAACTCAACAGAAAAAGTTTATTCCTGTTTTCAATTCTTTTTATTATTGAGTGGGTTGATAGACATATGTCATCTGGATGCGGTTCAACAAGAAGAACTGTTTCTGCTCTGTGAATATCATCAAAAAAGTCACAAATCATATCACTTCTCCTAAAGCTTTTTTGAAATGTTCTGCTATCACTCTATAATCACATTTCTCTGATAGCGTATCATAGTTGTGTTTCGCCATGTCGTATGAGTATTCAGCTTTTCTAATTATCTCGGAAGCAGCTTCCAAATCATAAATTATACGATTTCCTTTCTTGTGTGGAGAAGGCAACCACACACCGTCATATCCTCCTTCACTTTTCCAAACATCAAATCCTATAGGTATAGCTCCGCAGTCAATGGCTTCTATTACGGTGTATTGAGTTCTGTTTCCGTCCACAAACTTTCCGCTATGGATATAAGACAAATCTATTCCAAAAGCAGAGTCCTTGTAAATTTCTCTGTAGTCTGTATATCTTCCTCTGAAAATAGATTTTTCTCTGAAAGGAGAGTCCTTGATAGCACGAAACCAGTATATTCCTTTTTCCTCTCCCCACACATTAAATTTTTTGTCTGGGTATATTGTGTCTGCTATCTGGAGAACTTTGTCGTTGTTTTTGCAGCCGGCGAATCTTGCTGAGCTTGCTATCCAGTCTTTATAATCTTTTTTGTTGCAAAACGAATCTGTGAACTCAAAAGGATGTCCTATGTATTTTAACTTTTTGAATTTCATTTTTTCTGTTATGTGCTCAAACATCTGAGGAGTATCTTCTACAGAGATTATCAGGTCAAACTCTTTGTCCTTAAAGAATTCATAGGAGGATTTGAATATCCTTAACTCTGTTACTCCATGCCTTATAAGGATAAATGGAATTTTGCCGAATTTATTATCTATGTTTTCAAGTCTTCTCTTATTAGCTTCTGGATTTTTCTCTCCGTGGATTCCTATGGACACCATTATTACTGCATCAGGGTCTCCTATTTTTGAATGGTTAACAAACGAAACATCATACCCTATAAGTTCAAGAGACTTCATAAGATATCTGGTATAAGTTATGGCTCCCCCAAAACTTCCCTCTCCTGAACAGTTCAAAAGACTGATTTTCTTTTTTGCTCTTCTTTTTAACATCACTGTCCTCCCGTCATGTCTATGATTGAACCGTTAATGTAGTCTGGTAAATTTACTATTTGAATTATAGCTTTTGCAACTTCCTCCTTGTTTGTAAATCTACCCATAGGAATTAGTCCTAGAGCATAAGAATCTGCTTCCTCTTCAGTCCATCCTCTTAACTCAAGAACTCTTCTGTCTATTTTTTCTGTCATCAATGTTCCGAGTATTTTGCCTGGAGCTATAGCGTTGACTATGTATCCTTTTGGGGCTAATTCCCTGGCCATAACTCTTGTTAAATGGGCTAAACCGGCTTTGCTGGCACAATATAGGCTTGTGCATCTCTGGGCTACTCTGTAAGTCTGTGAGCAAACATTAAGTATTCTTGTGTTTTTGTATCCTCTTTTCACAAGTTCATTAACTACAACTGACACACCTTTAAGATTAACATCAAATATTCTGTAATCACTTTCTTCCAATTCCCCAATCCAATTGAGTTTGTCTATTCCGTAATTATTTATCAGAACATCTATTTTACTGAATGGGTATCTATCAAAGAATTTTTTGGCTCCTTCGATAGATACATCGCTTCCGTATTTGATTGTAGTATAACCATTTATTCTGAATACTTGCTCTATGATTTCTCCTAATCCTCCTGGGTGGGTTCCTGTTATTACCGCATATTTTTCCTCTGCGCTTTTAACTTTAATAATTTTGCCTTCAAGACACATAAGAAGGATTATAAGATAATTAAACAGGTCGATTACTGAATCTCTGTCAAATTCCTCCTTTGAGTTTTGTAGCCTGGACAATTTTGCATGTATTTCGATGCAAGCTCCCACAGCCCCTACATCTTTCCAGAGACCAGACCTTACTTTATTCTTTCTGACGAAAATATCTCTTGCTTTTACTTTAAGGTAGTCTGGCACCTTTTTTGCAAGAAACATGGTGTGGCTTTTTAATTCTTCCAAATCTGATTCTGTATAAAAGCAGGCATCTATGAATTTGGAGAAATTTTTAAAGTATTTCCCATACCACTCAAGAACGTCCTTTTCTTCAAACTTTTCTCCCTCTCCTATTTTCTCTGCTAGAATATCATAATGCTCTGTGTCTGTCATCTTTTCACCTCTGGCTGCGGGCTGTATGTTCCTAATTTTTCGTAAAACTCTTTTATCTCTTTTCTTCTCTCGTCTGTGTGGTAAAGTTTGAATTTGGTTTTAACAGGACACTTATCGAAATTCTTCCACGGACAGTATCCTGTCTGAACACACCCTACATCTAGGACTTTTTCCGCCCATGGGTGAACCTTTACTATTTCCTTTACCATCATTTTCACAACATCCTGATACTCTCCCTGTGTTCTCACGCACAGCCTTGTTGAAGCCATAACAGACATGGCTCTAAGATTTGCCTTGAATAAAATATTGGTCAATATATTTGTAGGCAGTATTCCTCTTGCGTCTTGAATGTTTTTCCCTGAATCAATAAGCTTCTTGTGTTTTGTTTTTATTGTGTTCATCACCTCGTGATAGATAGGGTCGTCTTTACAGGAAGATTCTGCAAGATAATCAAACTCTGACTGGTCAACTACTCTCAAACTTTGTTGAGCGAAAGATGTTCCAACTCTGCTCCTAACAAACTGATGTGTGAATCCTCTTGTTACTCCTTCTATCAGGAAAATGTAATCCACAAACTCCCAGGAGGAGCCTGTGCTTCCAAACACATACTCAATTTGTTTTTCTTTTTCTTCCTCTTCCATGTTCATTATATTGCTAACTAAATCGGAAGTCATATTTAATCTTGTGCTCTTGCTGAGTATAAGTATTTCTCTAGCATTTTTTGTGCTGTCAATAAGAGTTACTTTCATGACTTTCTCCTAAACTATTCTGCTTTTGTAAATTCTTTTTGCATCTGATATCCCAATCATTTTTCTTATCAGGTCTAGGTCTTGAATGAGGTCGTCTGTTTTTATTTGTTTCCAGACTGCAAACCTTCCTAAACTGAATATGTTGTATCTTTCTGTTAAATCAACTATCACTGTTCTTCTGAAATCATCTTCAGTTGGAATTATTTTCCCCATCTTCTGAGTATGCTTTTCTGTATTTTCTGGGTTCAGACCTTTAATGCCAAAGTAGCTTGATAGCTCCTCTATCTCCTCCTCTTTAGGAAATTTATTTGCGGACTCAAATATCATTTCCTCTCCCTCAAGGGTCGCTCTGTAGCAGTCATATTTTTCTTCTGGTATATATATTGTCTGGTGAACCTCTGATTTTAAGAGAGATTTTGTTCTGACAATATGAATGTCCTTGCTGGGAAAACTGTTTTCTGTTTTGATTTTAAGAATAGAGAGAAGTTCAAAAACAGGTATGGTGCTTATACAGTAGTCATACTCTGTTTCCTCTAACTCTCCATTTTTTTCTATCTGTATTGTGCGACCATCTTCTCCGAATCCTACAACTTTACTTTCATAATTCACGTCTGATAATTCAAAGTCAGTTAGGAGATATCTTTTTACTTTGCCAAGATTTGTTATGCTTCTTTCTTCGATGTCTCCGTTTATCTTTATTGAGTAAAGATTTCTCATTCTGATGTCAGATTCCCAATAAAGCTTGTCTCTGTATAGACATTGTTTGTAAACATCTATTTCCTTCATATCAGTCCCAAGTATCATACCAACTCTTGGGTCCCTTATTCGCATTACAGCTTTGTGCTTGTTGAGTTTTGCTTTTTTATTTTCTGAAGCTTCAAACACAACAGGCTTGCTTGAACTAAAGTAACCAGAAGCCATAGCTCCTGCAATCCCTGCTCCTATGATTTTGATTTTAAGCATAACTTTTCCTTGCTCTTGACAGACATTTCTCTCTACCCTGCATCCCTCTGCAAAGGATTGCAGAGAGCATAAAATACAGAGGTCGTCAAAAAGCCTCCTCCCTTTTTTAAAAGGGGACTAGGAAGCTTTCTGGAAGTTATTTCGCTCGGTATGTTTGGTTTATTTTTTCTGCTATTCCTCTTCTTGTAGCTGTGTACCAAACATCGGCAACACGACCTTTGATGTTTTTTGAAGGAATATTTTTCTCTTGTGCAATCCTTGCGCCTTCTTCTATTGTAATTCCTTCCTGGCCAGCTTCCAGAAGAATCTCGTAAATCCTTTGACAACCAGAGCCTTTTTTCCAGGGAGTTTTTTCAGCAGACGCAACTGGCTCAACAGAAGACTCGGCGACAGGTTCAGCAGACGCAACTGGCTCAGTCTCAGACACATCAAGCTCCTGTGTTTCTGTTTCGCCATTTTCTTCATCAACAATCTGATTGTAAATAATACCTACTATCGGGGGCAGCTGCTCCTCAGCTTCCACCGGCACAGACTCTGCTGCTTCAAGGAATCTCTCCCTCAAAAGGTTGTATCTTTTTAACTCAACATCAACCTTCTTTTCTGCAAGACCAGACTCATTTAGAGCCAATGCTGCCTCTACTATTTTCTCTCTTGCGACCATGACTTCTCCTCCTTTTTGGTTTTTATTCCTCTAATTTTATTATACTCTGTTTTAATCAAAATCGTAAATTTATTTTTCAATCTTCTGAACTTCTGTGGATATTATAAACTATCTCTGAGTCCAACGCAACCTGCCCAACTTCCAACTGTTGTAAGACAAGACATGACTGAAACTTATCAAAGTCTCCGTCTCTTTTGGCTACTATATTTATTCTTGTTACTGATTCCTTTTTCTCTATGGGGGTTTGGTTTATTGAAAGCATAATATCAACATTGGCTATTTTCCTGATGTCCTCCGCAACGTCTATTTCCTCAACATATTTCTTTTT